GGGGTTGCCGCCGTTGCCTGAAAAGCTGACGGGCCATGATCCGATAAGCGGCATGAGCTTGGACATGAAATGTTTGGAGATTGTGAAGCAGGGCGGCTTTTACACGACGCGCGATATTGCGGAGGAATTGAATGTCGACATGAAGATGACGGGCAATGCGCTGCAGCGCCAGTTTAACGCGGGCCGCATTTCGCGGGCCGAGGTGCATCATCGTGTGGGGCAGGCGCGGCCGTCTTTTATCTTGTGGGCGCTGAACTCGTCTGAATTTGTCGAAGGCGACGACGCGGTGGGTGAATACGATGACTAAAACCAAACAGGAAAAGATTTCTCGTGCAAGATATGAGGCCGTGCGATTTATTGCACGGTGCGACGAGTTGCTAGAACGACATGCAAGGGATGAGCATTTTCGTAGATATATGGAAATTACAGGGTTCAAGGAAACTGCGGCGGTGAAACGGGCGTCGCTTGATCTGTCCCGTGCTTTGTCGGAATTGCGCAGAGTTGAAGGGGGGCAATGATGACTGATATTCTCACTGCGGCCCAACGGGTGCGGCGGTATTTAGAGGATACGCAGGCGGGTCACGACAATCTTGCTGAATTAGACAAGGCGCAATATTTCGAAATATCCCCGTCCGTTTACGATGCGGCATGGGACAGCGCAAATATTTTGATTGATCAAGAAGACCCTGTAATTCCTGTTGCCGCGCAACTGCCCGCATCATCTTGCATGTTGTGGCACCCTGATTTGGCAGGAAACAATCTTGTATGGGCGTTTAATTTTGACCACGACGGCGAAAAGCACGTTCTGTTTCAAATCCTGTCAGACCACAGGCCTCCAATCCATGTTGGATCGTATGCCCCCGGCAGCATGCACATACGGGCCAACGATAACGTAGACGGCGCCACCAAAACAAAAATGGCGATGAACGTTGTTTTGGGCGCCTGTTTGTTTGAATTGATCAACGAACCGCGGTTCGTGGTCCGCGAGCCGGTTGGCACGCGCCAATCACGGCGTGCGATGAAGCGTCAGGTTCCGAGCTTTAGTCCGGACGGGTGGAGTCGCATTGTTTGGGATTTGAACAAGCCTGTGAAGGGGCGGGATGAGTTTGGCTCAAACCGCAACTTTCACATGCCGTTGCACTTTACGCGTGGGTATTGGCGCAAGGCTCACGCTGCGGCCAAGACGAACGTGCATGTTGTGCGGGGCGAGCGGCGGCAATGGGTGGAGGGCTATTGGTCCGGCCACCCTGCCTATGGGATTAAGAAGTCGGTTTATGCGCCGACAATTTCGGGAGAGAAGTGATGACTAAGAAACTCAAACCGTGGACTAGCAAAACGCCGCCAAATTATGTTGGCGCCATGACTTGGGTGATGCAATCCCCGAAGTCGGGCCTGTATGTTCATGTCTATATAGACGAGGACAGGGATGACTCTGACCGTCAAGCCATGCAAGAAATCAGCGAGACGCTGAACGAGTTGTGGGAACAGCAGCGCGTGGAAATAAAACATGATCCGATGGACATTGAATACCTTGCAAAAGCCGCCAACGAACAACTCAAAAAAATCATATCGCAAGACGTCGTTGAACAATTGAGGGCGGAGAACAAACGTCTTCGGCAAGAAGTGCAACACGCCCACAATTGGGAAACAGCGGCAGATAAGCGGGCGAGGGAATTAGAAGCGCGTTTGGCGGACCAAGAACCGCGGACCGAGATGCGTGTCATTGAGTTGATTGAATATAGGTTGGATTTGGACCGCCCGTATATTGAACACCGCATTCAATACCGCAATGACCGCGGACCGTGGATCACGGTTCCCGTAACGCGGACCCAGGACCGCGAGAAATATGAGCGGATGAAGGGAGGCAGTGATGACTAACACACCAACCCCCGAAGCTATCGTGAAGGCGGCGCTTGAGCGGGCTGCGGCCACGTTGATGTGCAACTGCCAAGGTGACTGTGAGTGGCCTGAGCAGTGTCCGCAGCACGATGTTGAAGCAATCCTTGCCCTCGCATCTGACCAAGCAGAGGTGGCGCAGATTATTCAGAACGCAGGCGGGAAGACTGACCCATACCTCTATGCAGTGGGCTATGATGTGGGCTTTGAGGATGGCTTCAAGGAGGCGCAGGCCAAAATGGCGAAGGCGGTAAAGGCTTTAGAGAAAATTGCGCAACACGACATACAGGCTTTGGCGCTTAACACTCTCGCAGAACTGAAAGGAGAGAAGTGATGGCTGACCTCGTGCAACGCTTGCGTGACTGGGAACGTATCTATCCAGAGGATCAAGACGAGCCTGACCATTGCCTTTACCTTAAAGCAGCAGACCGCATCGAGGAACTGGAAACCCAAAGAAAGGAAATGATATTTAAGTTGGCGCTTAGTGATTTGGCACTGCAAAGGATTGAAAATATAAGCGGGCGGTTTGTTGGCTCAGACGAAAAGTCAGAAGCCCTCAAAGAGATACAAGAATTTTGTGTTCAGGTTCTCAAAACACTAGGAGACAGTGATGAGTGACGATCTGGTGAAACAATCCATCGCAGAACTGCAAGACCTTGTGCGGTGTCGCTGCCAACCCGTCTTCATGCACGGTCCTGATTGCAACTGCGATACCGCCGATGCTGTGCAGACGGTGGCCGACCGCATCGAGGAACTAGAAGCCGACAACAAAGGTCTTCGACACATGATCCTAGACCAGATCAATAGCACGGGCGATGGCCCTGAGATTATGGCTGCGACACGGGTAGAATGGGCGGCACGGGCGTTGGCGGCGGAGGCTAAACTGGCGAGGTCGGTTGAGGGTTTGGAAGCAATTAGCTCTGATATGTGCGAACCGAGAGATGATGCTAGTGCATTTTTAACTTGCCAATCAATTTTGGCAGAACTGAAAGGAGGCAGTGATGACTAACCACTGGCACTACCAACTGATGTATCACAAAGTCGACATGAAGAGTTTTGTCGATGGCGGATACTACGCTATTCACGAATACTACCCCGACCAAGACGGTGACAGTTGGACTGAAGCCCCCGTAGATGTGACGGGTGATACCATTGATGAGGTCAAAGAGGTGCTACAGATGATGCTTGAAGACATAGAAAAGCATGGAGTGAAGGATTATGAAAATACAAAAACCGAATAATTTGACAGAAAAAGACATCGAACGCATTTTAGATGAAGCGTTCAGAGCTGTTTTTGGGAGGGAATATTATGACGGAGATACCGAAAGGCATGATATACTGCCCAAACTGTGATGGCACGGGAACCGTGGAGGTCGACACGCCGATCACGGATTGGGTCAACGGGCATGATATTATGACGGATTGGTGGACCTGTGAGGTCTGTCTTGGCGAACGTATCGTGGAGGACGAAGATTATGACGAAGACGTTGACGAGTGATCAACTGGCCACGTTGAAGTCTCTGCGCCGCGAAGTCGACGATGCGCAGGACGCGTGCCGCGGCACGCGAGAGGTCCCAAAAGACGCAAACATTCGTTTGCACATGGCCCGCGAGAAATTGCGGGCCTATACATCTGACCTCCGCAAAGAGGGCTACACGATATGAACGATCACAGCGAAATGCTGCGCCTGATTGCCGTGGACACGATGCGTAAAGCGCGGTCCGATGACGACAAGGCGAAAGCCAAGGCCCTGAACAACGCGGCAAACTATTTAGATTTTTTGGAGCAATCGCTTTACGAAGAGGTTTTGGATTTGCGCGAAGAGCGCGATCATTACCTCAACCGAGCCGCCGCTTTGGAGAGAGAGCTTGAATACCTGAAACAGTGAAGGCTTCTTCGATCTCTTGATCGATCTCTTGCTGCAGGGCAGCTTTTTCGGCCGCTTCGGCGGCCTCTCTATTTTGCACGATGCGCGCTTTGACCACCAACATGTCTGATTTGGACAGGTTGCGGTTTTTCCACTCCTCATACATGAAGCGGAACTGTCCACTAATCGTGCGGCCTTCAATACTGGCAATCGCAACGATTTCCTCGTGCATCCAACGAGGCATAAGAACGCTTTTCCACTTATTTGTGTCCATAACACAACTCCAATTTGTGTGGGACAATATAAGATATTTTGAAATCAGGCAATAAAAAAGACCCCCTGTTGGGTTTGGGGCACCAACAGGGGGCAAGTTTAAGGCAGTCGAGCAAGTCGACCGTGGATTGAGAGTGAGCAAAAGGGTGGGGATACTCAACCCACCGCTTCAGCTTCGCCCCAACTTGGACCAATGTCAATATCGCATTTGTTCGGAACGCACAAAGGCACCGCATTTGACATGATGCCGGACAATTTTTTGGCTTCCTCTACACCATCTACACTGAAGGCCAATTCATCATGCACCTGCAGCATGGGCAGATGCCCTGCTTTGCAGCACTCAAGCCATGCCGATTTGGTCATATCGGCCGCAGACGCTTGGATCAGGCGGTTCAACGCTTTGTAAGTCATGGCGCGCTGCAGCCGCGTGGTTGGCCCGTAAGCCGCGAGCGCTTCTTCGTAGGGCATGGCCTTGTTCATGCCAAACGAGGCCGGTTCCCACAGGTTAAAGCGGCACTTGCGCCCACGGATCGAGCGGATGCTGCCTGAGGATCGTGGGTCTTCGAGCCTGTGCTGCACGCCTGTGTTCAACTGCTTCAGGAAGGGAAGCGTTGTGTTGAACTGTTTGATAACGTCCTTGGCTTCGTCCACCGATATGTCTAGGTCGTCTGCCATTTTCTTGGCGCCCATGCCGTAAATGATGCCCAAGCCCACGGCTTTGGCCTGTTTGCGCGGCAGCCCTGCCATTTCCGCCACCATCGTGTGAAAGTCGGTGTTGGGGTCGGTGTTATAGGCTTCGACAATCTCCGCCACGCCAGACAATGCGCTGTTGATGCTCTTGCCGTAGGCGTCTGCATAGTGAACCGCGAGCCGCGGTTCCTGTTGCGAGAAGTCAATGGACGCCCACTGCTTACCTTCGTCCGGCAGGAAGAGACTGCGGATCATGGGGCCAAGCACGGGATCGCGCGAGGGGATTTGCTGCAGGTTCGGGTTGGACATGGAGATACGGCCGGACACGGTGCCTCCATCGTCTGAGCGGATTTGGTTGATGTGGCCGTGGATGCGACCGTCTGGCCCGACAAACTTTAGGATGCCGTCGATGAATGTCCCGTTGATCTTGTTGTAGGCGCGCGCTTGGGCGATTGCTTTGGCGAGCGGGTGTTGGTGGTCGGTCAGGAAAGATTTTGTGAACGAAGGCGCGCCCTTTTCGGTGCGCGGGTATGCAATGTCGAGCTTGTCAAACGCTTGGCTGATCGATGCCGCGGCCCAAATGTCAACGTCCGTGCCGGCTAAGTCTTTGATTTCTTTATGCAACTGCTTTTCGCGCTTCATGACCTCTTGCTTGGACCGCTCGGCGCGGTCGAGATCAACGCGAATGCCGCGCATTGTCATTTCGACAAGGTAGGGGATGAGCTCTGTTTCCAACGTCCAGACCTCGGTCAGGCCCTCTGTTTCGATCATGCTCTTGAACTTGGTCCACAGCTCAAGCGTCAGGGTTGCGTCCATTTCGGCGTATTGGCCGACATACATGGCGGGCAGCTTCCACATTTCGCCTTTCGGGTCGACGCCAAAGTCGCGTGCGGCTTCTGTCAGGCCCTTTTCGGACTTAACTTTGCCCAGATAATCGTAGCCCAGCGCATTCAGGCTGTAGCTGAAGCGGTTTTCGTCAAGCAAGTTGGCCGTCACCATCGTATCGATGACGCGGCCGCCCACCTCAAACCCTTCGGCGCGCAGCCATCCAAGGTCGTATTGGGCGTTGTGCATGATCTTGTCGGCCCCGCAGGCCAACTGCTTCTTCAGCCATCGCTTTACGATGCCTTCGTCCAAGTTGCCGCCGCCAAAATGTTTGACGGGCAAATACCCAGACCAATGGTGCGTGGCCACGGCGTAGCCGATGACCTCGCCATCCTTTGTGGGCCACCCCGGCCCTTTGGTTTTGATGTGCGGGTCGCGCGTTTCGACGTCGATTGCGATCTCTTTGCAATCGGTCAGGTCCGGCAATTCTGCCGGCGGCACCCACTCGGGGTTATTGGTGAACATTGGTATCTGCAACTTGGTTTCCATTTCTGCCTCATTTGTTGCCCGAGGTAACGCTTTCAAGAAAATCCGAAAGCGTTTGTTCATCGATATACGGTTTTGGGTTTTTATTCTTTTTATCTTTGCGGGCTTCGGCAAATTCTCCGCCCAATGCGCTATAGGCCGCCTTGTCCACCCAACTGTCTGCGTGGTCCAGTGTGTGCAACAAGCGGCTTGTCTTTAGCCAATCCATCATCAGGGCAACATGCTCTGCCGTCAGATACCCGTGCGTTTTGAGGGCTTCCCGCATGATCACGTTCCATCCCTCCGCAATGCGCTCGTGATTTTCAAACGCGTCGCCATAATCCTTGGCGCGGTCGCCACGAATAAGGCTTTGTGCAATTTCCAAAATGTCGTCGCGGTTCATATCGGGTAGCTCCTTGTGCTGTCTTCGGGTTCAACGATGTAAAGGTTTTGCTTGGTCCGCGTCACGCCAACGTAAAAGACGCGGTGCAGGTCATCGCCGTATTGGTCCACGGCCGCAGGGCTCAGGTCCGTGAACAGTATAACGTTGTCGGCTTCCCCGCCCTTTGTGCCGTGGATCGTGGACAGTTTGATACGAGGGGTGGAATTGAATTTCTCGCCACTGCGCAACAGCGCGCGGATGTAGACTTGATCCACTTGGGGCATTTTGTCTAGCGCGTCATACCACGGCATGTTGGCGTCGGCGCACAGGCCGTATTGCAACTGCAGGGTGGGCAGGTCGAACATCTTGTCTGCGTCCATGTCAGAGAACCGCTTAAAGCCGCGCGCCACGCGCTTGCCGTTGCCGGACATGTAGTCGTAAATATTCTGTGCCGTTTGCACATCGATGCGGCGGTCCTTGCGCAGGCTCTCCCACCCGTTTACGGCGCTTGCCACCTTTTCGGAAATGGATCGATGCCCGTTGCGCTCAAACAGGAGGCCGGCGTTTTTCAAGTCTTCTGCCACAGGGGTCAGCATGTAATTGGCTTGGGCCATGACGAGCCATGAGCCTTCGGACAGGTCGAGTTCTGCAATGCTGTATATACGCTGCACCGAACCGCGCTCTTTGCGAGGCTTATACACTTTCTTATAGCGACGCGTGATCCGCGAAGCGATACGTTCGGCCACTTCGTGCACGGCCGCGGGCACGCGGTAGGATTGTTCGAGCACTTCGGCGCCGCCGGGCAGGTTGATGAAGTGATCCACATCTGCGCCGGCCCACCGGTAAATGGCTTGGTCGTCATCGCCCGCGGCATACATCCGCTCTGACACTTGGTCGAGCGCGTGGGCAATGTCCCACTGCATAGGCGACAAATCCTGTGCTTCGTCCATAAATGTCAGCTTAAAAGGTGGGCAGTATTGCATGCCTTCGGTCACAAACTTTTCGAGAATATCGGTATAATCATACATGTGCATCGATTCCTTGTAGGATCGATAGGCGCGGTCGACGTATGACACCTCTTCCCAAGTGTGTTGAATATCGCTTTCGTTGTATTGGTCGCGCAGCGGCACCTTGCGCAGCCGCGCAAGGTTGATCAGGGCAAGGATGGGATGGTCTGACGTCACGCCTGCATCGTCATCGTCTTCCGATACGCGGGCCACGGTCAGGCTAATCCCAATCTTCTTTGACAGATCATCAAAGTGCTCCTTTTGCAGCAATTGGCTCTCGCGCACATTGCTCATGCGGTAGGCGAGCGAGTGGATCGTGCGAAAGAACGGCAGGTCCTGATCAGGGTCCAAATTAAAGCGTTGGCAGGCCCGCTCCTTGGCTTCCCTCGCGGCTTTCCTTGTGAAGGCTAGGAATGCGATAGAGGTCGGGGATACGCCCTCCTCCAGAGCCTTTTCCAAAATGCTCAGAAGGGTCGTAGTTTTGCCAGTTCCGGGCGGTCCAAAGATGCGAAACATCGTATCCTGCTTTCTCAAAGATGGTCAAAAGAGCTTTGATTGTTTGCACCCCGACGTTGGGGTAGTTCATAACGTCGCGCAGATCGACACGTTCAATGAACGACTGCACGGGGTAGCTTTGCAGCGAGGCCATTCGGATGAATTGCCAGACGCGGCTTGGCACAAGCCCATACAAATCCCCCATGACAACAACGCGAAGTTCGCCCTTGTCCAACTGTTCCCGCCGCAGGAACACTCGCTCGTATTTGACGATAATCTGGCGCACCCGCTCACGGGATAGGCCATACTTGTCGCCAATCTTTTGCAGCGATAGCTGTTCTTCATTCTTGAGCCGGTGCATCTCGCGTGCCCGTTCAATCAACTGTGCTTTGTCCATCGTCAAAATGGTGCCTCCTGTCCACTACTGAAGTCGGGCGTATCCAAATCCACCACGGATAGGTCAAAGGTTGGGATCGCCCAAACTCTGACAGCCCTGTCTTTGATTTTAATCACCGTGCTCTCGCCGTTTATGTCGCGCAGGCGTTGAGCAATCTTGTGGCTCTTGTATTCAAAGAACTTGTTCTTGCGCAGATGCGCCTCAAAATCCCGCAGCCTGAAATAGGTCAGGCCCTTGTCCTCATCGGTATACGGGCGGCGCAGCAAGATTTCGTCTTTGGTGCTTGCCTGCTGCATCGTCACACAGAACTCCTGCAGGTAATCGTAGAACTGCCCGTCAATAGACGCGTCCTGTGATACCTCCACCACGGCGCCCTCTGTTTCCGTCATGTCTTTCAACAATTGGTTGATGCGGGCTTCCCACTGCTGCTTGGCCGCGGTCCGCGGCATGTGGTTCAATTGCTCCACACAGGCTCTTTGAAACGCCGCTTGGCTCATCAAGCCTTCGGTGTCCAATTCCAACGGCTCGCCGTTGACGTCCATGAACCAGACGGGCGGGGTCGAATTGTATTTGCGCAGGTTTGCGATCACGCTGCTTGCAACGGCGGCGCCAATCCCAAACTTGCGGGTGCGGCAAAGCTCTGCGTTGCAGTAAGGCGCGATGGGCGCATCCTTACATTTGTAGGCGTATTCTTTCTTTGTAAGCTGCTTGGCGACAATGTTCACCTCGTTCAGCGGCAGGGGCGGTTCCAGATACTGCATGTTGTACGTCATGAGCTCTGTTTCCCAACTGTCGGGATACGCCTTGCGCAAGTAGACGCCGAGGTTGAACAGGCCGTTGTTGCGGCCACCTTCGCTGATCTTTTGACGCGCAAGCGTCTGCAGGCAGGGCGGGCCGTCGGGCAGAACAATGTCCGCCTTTTCTTCGATGGTCAGAGCCATCATCTGTTCCGGCGTTTGTACGTACAATTCGTGCAGGGCAAAGAACTCTTCGAGCGTAGCCGCGCTGCCATCGTCATTGAACGCGTAGCGCAGGCCGCCTTCTGCATCGTAATAGGGCAGGTTCAGGAAGTTGCCCACATCTCCGCGCTCCAAAAACAGCTTGACCTGCTTTGGAAACACTTCTGATCCGCCGTAGCCCAGTGCCGCAGCGATCTGATTAAGAACCTTTTGCATGTCCTTGGCCGCAACCCATTCGGTCGTGAACAAGAACATATGCGCGCCACCGGACTTAGAGCGGCACACCACAAGCGGCAGCTTCAGCTTGCGGATGCGCTCAATAAGCGCCTTGTGGTCTAGCGGATACTGATCAATGTCCAGACAGCCCCAGACACACTGATTGTTCTCGTTGATTGGGATAACCCCAATCCCCGTTCCCTTGCCGGACAGGTGCCCCTCCCAAAGAGCCGTGGTCCGCGGCTCGTGGACGATGGTCGCCTTGCCCACATTTTTTCCGTTGGCTTGCGTTCGATCTATTCGGTAGGTGCCGTAAGCCTGTTTTAACCCATCGAAGATCGAAGCAAATTTTTCTGCGTTCGACATTGGATACCTCTAGGTGAAAAAGTGGGGGACGCCTTTGCGTGCGCCCCCCGATACGATCAAAACGGGATGGAGTCTCCGCCTTGTTCGTCACGGCCAGAACCTTCGTCTTGGCTGTGTTTCACCTGAACGTCGCCGCTGTTGATGCTATCGGCAAACGTTTTGGCCTGCATGTAGATTGCGGGGTCTTGCACCACGCCTTCGAGAGACACATCCCACGAATGCCATGAGCCTTTGCTGTTCTCTTCCGCGACGCTCTTCAGGACATAGATGTTTGAGAAGCGCGGCATTTGAAACGGGCCGTTCTTGCCCACCGCCGTGCGGCCTTGGATCATGCTGTTCCACTTACGGCCACGCTTAAGCTGCGTGGACTTCATGGAAATAAGAGCGGGCGCCGCAGTGCCATCGTCGTTA